CCCGCGCTGGGAGTGGGCTCCTAATGTGTCTTTTAGTAAAAATAAAAATATTGACTATACCATTCAGGATCCCAATACACCTACTCAGAAGATTAACTTAGGGAATACTGACATTTCTTTCTCGCCTGATTGGGTTGTGGGCAATACAATCTCTTTCACTCCTATTGACAACTTCCAGATTAGTCTGATTTCCAAATATATAGGAGAAAGATACTTGACCAATGAAAACCAAGAGAATGCCCTGCTTGAAGATTTTTTAGTACATTCTCTTCACCTCTCTTATGAACTTCTTCCCCAAAAGTTGTTTAAGTCTGTGCTTTTTTCTGTAACAGCCAACAATTTACTTAACAAGAAGTATGTAGCTCATGGAAGATATGCTTCTGGTAAACCTTTATATTTTCCTGCTGCTGAGCTCAATAGCATGGTTGGAATCACCTTTACTTTCTAAAATAAAAACGCAAGCACTCTAATCAAGCGCAATAAAATGGCGCCTCTACGCTTAATCACCATCTAAAGATGGCTTTCCTGTAGAGACGCCTTTTATTGCGCATTTTTCTATTATCTTAGCTTACTCTTAAAACGCTTCTCAGGATTCCCCTTTCTCCAACTGGGACTGGAACTCCTCTATAGCTGGCTTGATGGTACTTTCTGGGAGATCATCTATGCGAATATACATAAGCCCATCTACTGCATTGTTAAAGAGTGGATCCACATTGAAAGCGATCACTTTGGCATTCTGCTTTATATACTTCTTAATGAGTACTGGCAAGCGTAGGTCGCCTGGTTCCAATTCGTCTATAATTTTGTCGAATTTGTTAAGGTCAGACTGGGTCTCATCAAAGATAAAATCCTTATCAGCATCCTTGAGCTTTACTTTATATTCCTTCTTAGGCTTTACATACTGAGCTATATAAGGGTCATAGAAATTGGATTTCATGAACTCTATCATCAGCGATTTGGAAAAGTCCGAGAATTGGTTGGAGATACTCACACCTCCCAATAGGTACTTATGTTCTGGGAAATGTAGTGTTGTCAGGGCAATCCCTTTCCAGAGTAGGAATAGTGGCATCGGCTTTTGTTGATACTCACTCACTACAAAAGCACGCCCCATCTCTATAGTCTGCCGAAGCATGGTATGTAGCTCAGAATCAAATCGGAACAAGCTATGAGTATAAAAACCATTCACCCCATACATATCGAAGAAATCACTCCCTAAGCCCATACGATAGGCGCCTACTATTCGCTTGGTGTCACTCTCCCAAAGGAAAAGATGGCGATAGTAAGTATCATATTCGTCCAAATCAATAGAGAGGTTGGTACCCTCCCCTACTTCACGGAAGGTAATTTCTCTTAATCTACCTATTTCATGAAGAATATTAGGAATATACTCAGCCTTGGCTAAAAATATCTCATATTCTTTGTGTTGCAATAAGCGTGTACCCTTCTGCTGGCGTAGAGCTTCTATTTCCTTTTCCAATAGTTCCTCAGCTATAGGAGGGGCTACTTCCTCAGGATCCTTATTAGTATTGACCTTTATCATCGAGGCAAAGGGTCTAAAATGCTTCTTCTGCTCATAAGTATTCGAGAGCAGATAGGTCTTCTTGCGAAGGAAATTGGAGAACTCATACAAGTCCTCTATTTCATCCTGTGTCTTAGGCAATATAGGACGCCCTATACGGATTTTTATACTCTTATTCTTCTGGGTAAGTAGCTCTGAAGGGAGCTTAGCTGTACGCAATATATCACTCTGCTTAGCCAATTGGTAGAACAAGGGACTATTCTTAGCATGGAAATAGATAGGGATAATAGGCACATTCGCCTTTTTGATAAGCTTAATAGCCGATTTGTCCCAAGTCTTATCCACATAAATATTCCCACTAATCTGCGTAGAAACCTCTCCTGCGGGGAACATTCCTAAGGGTTTTCCCTCTGCTAAGTGCGCCATGGCTTGCTTAAAACCTTGCAGGCTAGAGGAAGCCTCCTTATGATCCTCGAACGGATTCACTTGGAATATATAAGGAGCCAAAGGTTCTATCTTGGAAAGCAAAAAATTGGCTATTATTTTATAGTCTGGCCGCTGCTCTATGAGCATCTTTAGGAGTATGATTCCATCCAATCCTCCTAAAGGGTGGTTAGAGATAGTAATAAAAGGTCCTTCCTTGGGGATCTTTCTGAGGTCTTCCTCTGGAACTTCATAATGTACCTTGAACTCCTTAAGCAATGCTGAAAGAAACTCTACCCCTTGCAAATGCTTGTTCCTATCATATATTCTATTCAATGGTGCCAAGCGTAGTAGGTGTAAAAGCCCCCATCCCACAGAAGTCCCTACAAATCCTAACTTATCTATCTTGATAGCTTTCGCTAACTCTTTCGCTGTGATTAACCCCATATGTTGTTATAAATCTTTTGATAATGTCTCTCTAAAATAGATTTTTTGTATGAGAAAAACACACTGTTTTTCAGATTGCAAATATAAGAATTTTTTATCAAAAATAAGCCTTATTGTTTTATTTTTTATAGAAAAAACTTTGTCAAAGCATAAAACCCTTGACAAAGTTCTCTTGTAATATACTTGAATCCTATTGTATTATAGGTAAGATTTTATCTTATCTGCTACCTCTTGAAATTCTTCATTTGTAAGGGTTACCTTTTCCTCAAAGGTCATTTCTTTCATCCTCGAGATAGGAATCAGGTGTATGTGTGCGTGATGCACTTCCAGTCCTACTACCGCCATCCCTACTCGTTCGCAAGGAATAGCTTTCTCTTGAGCTATTGCTATCTTGCGGGCAAACTCTAATAGGTGATGATATAGTGTCTCATCCAAGTCAAAAAGCTTATCTACTTCTTTCTTGGGAATGCACAGAGTATGTCCTATTGCATTGGGGTTGATATCCAAAAAGGCAAAACAATGTTCGTCTTCTGCTATCTTATAACAGGGTATCTCCCCGTTGATAATTTTAGTAAAAATAGATGCCATGGTTATTCTTTATTAGCGGGTTATCTCTATAATTTCCATCTGAAGGATACCATTAGGTACTTTTATCTCAGCTATATCGCCTACAGACTTACCTAAAAGCCCACGCCCTATAGGAGAACTTACCGAAATCTTCCCTGTCTTTAGGTCTGCCTCACTTTCAGCAACCAAAGTATAGGTCATTACGGCATTATTGGCTTTGTTCTTGAGTTTTACTGTCGAGAGAATCAATACTTTTGAAGTATCCAACTGTGATTCATCTATCACACGGGCACTGGCGACAAGCTCTTCCAACTTGGCTATCTTCATCTCCAGAAGCCCTTGAGCTTCCTTAGCAGCATCATACTCAGCATTTTCAGAAAGGTCTCCCTTATCTCTGGCTTCTGCTATAGCTTGTGAGGCTCTTGGGCGCTCTACATCTCGTAGCTGATCTAGCTCTGCCTTAAGTGCTTTTAATCCTTCTTCTGTATAATAAGCTACTTTCATAATTTATTCCTTTTTTAGTTTGACAAATTAATAAAAAAATGACACTCCAGCAAAGTCCAATTAAGCAAATGACTAATCCCTCTCTGTCTGGAATGACGTAAATACTAAAAAATCAGCCCTATAGCTAAAAACTATGGGACTTGATTTCTTCGGGGCAAAGATACAAACTTAAATCTATTCCACAAGGAAAAAAGTAAAAAAATTACACTTTGCCGATTCCTCTACCTCTTACTCTATATTTAGTCCTCAATTATTATACTCTTATCCTAATTCTCTTTTGGACGTTGAGTACTGACCTCTGTTACTCATAGTGTATTCGGTAGCGTATTCGATAGCGTATTCGGTTCGTAAAATATAGAAAATTTCAGCAATAAAAAAAAGAGTGATTTTTAATACAAACCACTCTCTTTCAAAGATTTACATTTTGTAGCGAAGACGGGATTTGAACCCGTGACCTTTGGGTTATGAACTGAAAATGAATTAATTTCGTTTTCCTTTCACATTGAAAATTAATTACTTACAAAGTTAAAAAAGAGCGATTTGTATTCGGTTATCGTATTCTTATTTTTTATGTATATATTTGATTTACAATATTTTATTGAATAATTTTTCTGTTAAAAATATCTCCATATCCTAAAAGCAACCACACAGGGTTTATCTCTGGCATCTTAAGTATAAGGGTTTGTAACAAGCTCGCAGGTACTCTCCTATTTCCTGCAATATAAGTAAGGAGTGTTATCCTTTCAATCTCTAATAGGTTTGCAAGGTCACTATAACTGATGTTTCTCACCTTACAGATCTCATCTAATCTTAGCCCAACCCGTTCTAAAGCAGCCCGATCGTGAGAGCCTTCATAACGAGATAAATCGTCTTCAATCCAGTTTTTTGGCTCCAAATGAGGAGCGTCAGCCCCCTCTTTGAGCATGTTTCCTTTTCCTGTAAGAAGCCAATTTGCATCATATAGAGGAAATTTTTCAAGTATTTTTATCACCCAATCTATAGATATAGTAGAATTTTTGCGAATAGCACGTGATAGTACTCCTTGACTTGCTCCTATTTTTCTTTCTAAAGAAGTTATTTTAATCCCCTCATTATTAATTAATTCGTTGATATTGTTGTAAAATTTCTCCATACCAAATGAAAATTATCGTGTAATAATTTGTTTTAAATGAAAATTATCATTAACTTTGTTGCCGAATTGAAAACGGTTTGACAACGCCAAATATAAGAAAAAAAATGAAGCCATCAAAGAAACTTGTTGAAAAAATTCTTTCAGATAATGATTTTTCATTAGACATCGCCAAAGCGGTGAAAGATACTACTCAGTATGCTATTATTGCCCGAGCTAAGCGCCATTCAAAATTGTTGTTATTGGCTGCTTTTGTGGAAGTGTATAAGGCTTATGGACTTTCAGAGGAGGATATCTACGCAAAAGAGGAAGAAAATGACAGCGGAGACTGTACTGATCGTGTTCAGGGAGCTAAGTGAGGAGGAAAAGGAACGCTTCCTAAAGCTCTTGGAGCAAGAGATGCCCCCCAAGCACCGTGCCCGCAAAAAACGAAATTCAAAAGTGTGGGACGATGTAGAGATCGTGGAGAAGCTGGAGGTGCTCTTTAATAAATAGGTGCTACTGATTGCTATTATAAGTACAATTATAAAATAAGAAAAAAATGAAAGCAAAAGATTTAGAACAAGGAAAATATTACTCCACATTGGAACTTAGAACCAATGGAGATGTCTTAAGACAGCGCTGGTGGTATATCACCCTTAGAGAAGGTAATAATATTAGGGCTATGGTGGTGGAAAAACTAATGGATAGTCCTATGAGCTTTTATTCTGACTTAGAGGTGTGGTATAGTGATGCCTTTTTTAAGGATATCTCTTTTACGGAATGTGAAAAAAAACACTTTACTTGGGCAATAGAGGATATCATAACAGAATTACAAGCGATAGAAAAATGATGAAAGCATATACTATTATCAAGCAGGAAATAGAGGCGCTTTTTGGCGTACAAGGGGTAATCCTCCGTATATACGAGGGGGAGGTGCAGTATATTGTTGCCTTTGCGGACTTCAAAAAAGTTGGCCAGCTGCGGGAGATTATCCCCGTGGCGGATTGGCGGATGGACTTTTTAGGCAAGCAGGGCGTGATCTGTATCTCCTACCCTGCTGATATGGAACTGATCCGTAAGGAAATGGAAGAGAGGATGTTTCCTTAATCCCCCTAACTCCCGAATCCCCCTAGCCCCCGAAGGGGAAATGAGGGACGAGGGACAAACTTTATTAATTGTTAATTATTAAGCATTCATTATTATGAAAAAGAGCCTAACACCCACAAATCAGCTGCTCATAGAAGTTTTTTCCGACAACGAAGAAGAAAAAGAGCGTAGTAAATACTATTACTTTGCTATCATTGACCTAAAAGATAATTATCTTGAGGTGATCAAGGAAAGAATAAGACTTTGCAAAGAGATTACTAAAGAGACTTCCCATGCAGTAACGGACTACTTTGCCCTTAGGTTTAAAGAGAAAGATGTTCGTATCACATATTATAAGACTACATTTGATAGATTTTTAGATCTCTTTGGAGAAAAGAGGTATAGTTTTGTAGAGGCAACAGAAGAGGAGCTTCAGAAGCTAAGCCCAATAAAAGGGATCGAGATGATAAAGAGCGGATTCTATTATAAGGATTTCATTTTTGAAGGGATTATACCCCAAAAAAAAGGGAAAGATATTCATTATTCTACCTTTTATATTAAATACGAAGAATATTTTCTAATGTAATTAGTGGTTAGTCACTAATCATTAACCATTAACCATTACTCATTATCTATGATTGCCTCACATATCATTGACCAATTATATCAGGTGGATCTTGCCCAAACTATTGGGAAAATATACTTAGATCCTTCCTATAAGATTCTATCCAATGGCACCGCTAAGGGGCTGTCTCCTTTTACCAATGAACGCACACCAAGCTTTGTGGTGTCGAACGTGAAGGGGATATGGAAGGACTTTGCCAGCGGAAAGGGGGGGAAGTCCGTTATAGAGTTTATCCAAGCATATAAAAGTATGGACTTCCCCGAAGCGGTGAAGTTGGCTTGTGAGGTGCTTAATATTCCCATAGCATACGAACAAGAAAGCGAAGCACAAAAAGCCAAACGCCAAGAAAAAAAATCCCTTGGGGAGATTATTGCCTTTGTCAAAGAAAATTACAAAGAAAATTTGCCAAAGTTGTCCCATGCTCAACAGTATATGCAGGAGCGAGGGTTTTCGCAGGAGATTTTGTCAGACTTTGAGATTGGGTACGCCTTGGCGGGGATGTATGAAGTCTTGAAGGAACGCGGGCAGGTGAGTGAGGGGGTAGCCCTTGGGGTGCTCAAAGCGTATCAGAACGGGGGGTATTACGATTTCTTTAAGGGGCGTATCATCTTCCCTATATCGGACAAGCATGGGCATTGTGTGGGATTTGGCGGGCGTGTGATGCCCTCGGAGGCGAAAGAGGGTGCACCTAAGTACTTGAACAGCCCAGAGAGTGAGGTGTTCCACAAGTCGGAGCTTTTGTATGGCTTCCACTTGGCGCGCCATAGCATGGCACAGCGCGGGGAAGTGTATCTGGTTGAAGGATATACGGATGTGATGCGGATGCATCAGATAGGGTTGCGTAACTGTGTGGCCACGCTGGGGACAGCCCTAAGCGCGCAGCACCTTTCCGAAATCAAGAAGCTATGTAAGAAGCTCATTATATTCCGAGACAGTGACAATGCTGGGGCAACAGCTGCCTACAGAGACATGGGGCTGGCCTTAGAAGCGGGCTTGTTTGTCGAGCGGGTGGTGTTTGCTTCCGAGGGTAAGGAGGATCCCGACAGCATAGGTCAGCGGGAGGGTGCTGTGGCGCTGATAGAGGCGGCAAGGTGCGATGCGGTGCTACACTATTTGCAAGGGGCTTATGAGGAAGTCCTTATTCGGGCTGACACCAAGGGAAAGAAGGTGATCCTTATGCCTGAGGATAAAAAGCGGCTTAGTGATCTTGCCCAAGAGCTTATCGGAAAAATCCCCGACGAGGTAACCCGTGAGGCGTATATGGAGCAGGTAAAAGCGCGCTTTGGGATTAAGGTAGCCATAGAGAAGCCAAAGGAGGAGAAGACATACCTTGAGACCCCTCGGTTTAACTTTTCGGGCTTTTCGGGAGATATAGACCCTTTGGAGGATTACCAGTTTCCGAAAGAGGTGGAGGATCCGAGCGTGTATAAGAATGAGATATTGGAGTATGGGGTATTTCAGCATGCGAATCGTATTTATTGTAGTACGGATAAGGGGAATGCCTTTTATGATATTTCCAACTTCTCCATAGAAATCATACAGCACATGCAGGACGAGCAGTTTCCGATGAAGCTGATCCGTATCTGCAATGTGCATGGGGTGGAAAAGATATTTGACGTATTGTCGGAGAAAATCAATACCCTTAACTCGTTCAAGAATGTGGTGACCTCGTATGGTAACTTCTCGTTTTCGGGGTCGGCGGCACAGCATGAGCGCCTGTTGCGGTACCTCTTTGACCGCATGGGTACG